CCCCCCAGTTTGTTCCAGCGTTTCCTCGGCTCTTGCAAATCACCATACTCGGCGCTACACCAAGACCGTGGCCAACAGTTGCATTAGCGCCAGTACCCGTATACGTCACCACACTAAACCCAGCAGTCGTATTCGCACTAACAGTGCTAGAAATACTTCCAGCAGTATTGCTTACGCCAGTGCCGTTTGCTTTCCATTGCCAGCCGACATAAGTAGCCGCGTTAGTGTTGACCTGTGCAAGCGTGTTGACTGTAAACCCGTTGCTGTTGAATGAGGTTAGACCAGCATCAGAAGCAACCGCCGCATCAGTCGTATTGGATTCAAGTCTATTCTGCGTACCGCGAATAACGTCATAAAGCGCATGATCCGTAGCCGCTGATCTAGACTTAATCCAAACCAAATCAGGCTGAAATGCCGCACCAGAGACGCTTAGACTTGATCCTGTGCCAGTGTATGTTGTAGCCGCCATGAAGCTCGCGCCATTGACAATGCTTGCCGCTGGTAGATTCTGCGTGTTGAGTGCTTTGTAGCCAGTAGGAGGCGTGTAGGCGAAGGGGCGTTGGCCGAAGTTGGCGTTAAATGAAACGGCTTGAGCGTTACCATTTGACACAACAAAACAGTAGCTAATTGTTGAAGATGGCAAGCTAATTGCGCCTTGACTTGTATTGTTTTTATAGAACGTGACCGTTCCAGAATCAATGTCTAAAGCAATTCCGATAGTGTCAGTTGTATATGAAGCGCCATAAGATGATGCAGTGCCGTTTACGTTTTTGTCACCGTTGGCTCGATAAAGAACTGAATACTGTCCTGAGTTACCAACATCCGTTGCCCACCCATTTATGTTTGTTACTCCAACATAAGACCAAGTATCAGATGAAACAGGAGTAATTTCGCAATACCATTTACCTGATAAAGGCGCAGCAATCGTTGAACGAACACCATAACCAGCTAGATAAGGAGGGCCGCCAGCGGTAAGCGTTGCTGTTAAGTTTGCATTAGATGCTGAATTTCCTTGAAGTTTTATTGCATTCCAAACCGCATAATTCCCCACCCCATAACTGCTTCCTGCAAACGGAGTCGGGCTATCAATCATCCAGTCATACGTCGAACCAGACGTTAAGCTGATGTTGTTCGTGGTCCAGTTATTGCTGTTACCAGAGGAATCGTAGCCTAGCGTGGTTGTGCTAGTGCCGTTGCTGAAGTTCAGCTTGAAGCCGTTGGTTCCGTAAGTGCCAGAATATGCCTTTGGTTGCCATACGCCAGTGACAGGGTTGGTCTGTCCGAATGATGATGGGGTTAGGGCCTGACCGTCGATGAAGTTGATGTCGGCTAGGTAGCCGTCAAACGGATTGTTCCCGTTATAACTACCTATGTAATGGCCTACATTGTTATTGACAGACGTATTTGTGTTTTGGGTAATCGTAAAAGTGCTTGATGAATAAGATGTAACTATCGCGTTGTTGATATACAGATTAAATTGCGGTGTTGATTGCGTGGTGTCAACAGACAATACAACGTGATACCAAGAAGCAGGATCACGCAGAAGGTTTGATGCTCTCTTGTCTACGACCACACTACTGCTAATCACCTGTGTATATTCAATAGCTCCAGTTGTACCTTTAATAGCAAACGTAAATCGTTCTGTGCTTGTTGGATTTGCCGAGAACAAAACAACATCACTCGACTGATTGCCAATTTTGATCCAAGCACTATAAGTCCAAGTCTTTTTGTTAGACGCACTCCCCGGAGTCCTATTCAAATACGCACTTGCGCTAGAACGGAAGCGGAGAGAGTTGGCTATCTGATAGCTACCGGATGCACCTTTTGATTTGCTTGCACTAAACATTAAAATCCAGCTCCAAAAACGGCACCGTACCAGTTCGTACCGTCTGAGTAGAAGTTGAAAATGTCCTTCTTACTTGCAGTCGTAGTTACCGTTGGCGTTGTTCCTCCAGCCCAAGCGACTGTTGACCAAGATACAGTGTAACTACCTGATCCTGTGTAGAGGATCAATGTAAATGATTTTCCTGCCGCTGCTGTTGGCATGGTAATCGTCGGTGAGCCCGTCAGGGTGATGAGCTGCATGGTACCGTTAGTCAGGCTCAATGTGATGGCCGTGGACGAGTTGGCTGAATAGCTGGTTTCAGTGTAGTTGGTGATCGTCGGGTTCGGGTTCATCAGCACCGTTCCCGTAGTCGCCGGGAATGTGGCCGTATTGTTCGACGCGGAGTCCGTCGCCGCCATAGTGAGGCTGCCACCTGAAGGCAGGAGAAGTTTAGTTTGTCCACTCACGGTATTGTCCTCAAGAATTCGTCAACCTGTTCCTGCGTCATCACGTTGCCTTCGGGGTCTTCCAAGGGGGTTCCGTCAGCGACTTGGATTTTGAACTGTTGGTAGTCGGTGTTGGCGGGGTCGAAAGGAATGAAGGCGCTATCAGGCAAGCGAATAATCTGTTTTGCGCCATCGAAAGATTCGTATAGTTTGTACATATTAGAGTTCCGCACTTGCCGTTATTCCGCTTGTTATATACGCAGAAGAATATGCTCCTGATGCAGATGAAGTTATAAAATACCTGCATCCTTGTGGACTTGCACCATCGGCAGTATCGGTACAATTTGATAGCACCGCAGTTCCTTTAGATAATGTAGGAATTGCTCGTTTTTGCACTTGAAATGCGATAGTCATCTGAGTGACTTGCGAAGCTCCAGATGCTTGATTGGCTACACATGGATAGCGACTATTTGCATCGCCAAACCCAATCTGTTCATAGTAACGCTGGCAAAGAGCCAGCTCAGTGCCATACAGCCTGTTCTCAAACGGTGTTGCCGTAGCGCCTTTTTCGAGTTGGACGCCGGTGATGTAGAAGGTTGCGCCGGTTGTAGCTACCAAATTCACGTTGCTAGAAAGCCTACGATAATCTCCACTAAGCCAAGTATTTGCTGTTGTTGTTTGGCCAAACCCAAAACCTAAATCCCAAGTTGCAGTAAAGCCGATACCGTTAGTTGTTAGCCATGTACCTGTTGTATCACCGGGGATAGTGATCGTTTTTTGTTCCCAAGTATTCGCTGCGTTTACTGTGTACTGGGCAACATAGCTTCTTGAAGAATCTGAGTTTTGTATGTTAAGAGCATACGTACCGGTTACGCTTGAGCGCACCCAAAAAGATAAAGTTACAGAAGTCGCACTCGAATTGCCCCAGTTTAAATCTGAAGCGTTTAAGCCTTCTATTTTTTGAAGGATGCACGGGTAATCACCAGCGGCGGGGGTTGCCCCCGATGTAACAGTAAACAAAAGACTGTTTATAAACCCTGCTGGTGCTGTGGTAGATCGTTGCCCTGTGGCTCCGCCAGCAACTCGCCCGTACATTTGAAAACGATCAACAGCATAAGCGGCGCTGCCGCCAAGACTAATACTCGCCCCAGCATTCCGCTGGTCAATCATCATCGCGCCATTGATGATCTTGTTTCGCATCCCGGCAAGCTGAGTGCTTGTAGGACCGGAGGTTGCTTCGACTGTGTTGCTTCCTGCGGCGGTTAGCGTTTTGTTTGTCAGGGTCTGGGTATCCGTGGTGCCCACGCCTGAGCCAGCGACGTTGTCCGTACCGCCAGCAGGGTAGGTAACTCCAGTTGTCCCATTGATCGTAACCGTCATAACACCACCCACAAAGAGCCATCGGCAATCGTTACCGTCACGCCGCTATTTACACTGACAGGACCTGCTGAGAAGCCGTTGTTACCCGTGGCAATCGTATAGTTCTGAGAGACTGCCTGTGCGTTGACCGTGATCCCGTTACTAGAGACCATTGCCGGAGCGGTGGCTTCACCCAGAGGGTTCTTATAGACCGACTGCGTAGCAGGATAATCACACCAGACGTAGGCTGAGTTGCCCGCGAGATTAATAGGGACCGTGGTCCCTGAAGAGTTGGTATAGACCGTATCGCGAGAGAGCGTATTCGGAGTGCCTGCGAGAACTGTGCCCAGACCAATTTCCCAGACCTGTGCGGTCTGGTCGTAGATGACATAGTAGGTCGTATTTCCCGTGCCGATACCGGACACAAAGGTCCGGTTACCAGCTACAGCACCTGCAAGATTAAGGGTGCCCGTCCCCGCTGTTGTCGAGGTCTCTTGGACCCGATCCGCTACTACGAAGGCCATTCATGGCTCCTTAGCTGGTGGCTGAGGTAGAGTAGGTTACGCTAACCGTATCACCTGCCGTTGTAGTCTTGGCCGTGGTGAAAGCACCTGCGCTATAAAGCGTACCTGCCGTTGAACCTTGAGTATTCACAGCACCCGTACCCGTAACGAGGAAACATCCGCCGACCGTGCCGCCCGCGCCCGTGATGGTATAGGTGATCGCAGAAGCTGCCTTGGAGGTGACGTTGGCCGGAGATGCGCCCGTAGAGGTCGCAGAAGCAAAAGAAGCCGTGCCCCGCACCGCTGAGCCACCAACCGTGTAGTTAGAGAACTCAGTCCAACCGCTGTGTGAAGACATGGTGTCGGTCGCGTCAAACGTCGGACCAGAACCTGAGATCAAACCCAGAAACGGACCTACCGTGGTATAGCTAGTACCTGAGAGAAGGGTGTCCAGCATGAGCTGCTTACCGACCGCAACGACCAGATTGGGGAACTCTTCGTACCATTTAAGGACACCGTGGCGATCCCGGCATTCGACATGATAGGAACCCACAACGCCGATGTTTTCTACAGAACCCGCCTTAGCCTGAAACACGACTTCAGCGTGGTCGCCAAAAGATGAAAATTCATTACTCATTTGAGCCTCATCAGTAAATAATGACCGGCGCTGTCGTGCTGGTGTTTGCCGGAAAAGTGACCGTGAATGGGGCCGCACTCGTTGAGTAGGAACCGCCAAAATTTAGCACCGCCACGGAGCGGTTGCCCTTAGACGCATTGTATATCAATGCTCCTGCCGTCGTCAGCGTGGAATTAGCCCACGTAATTGGTTCCCAGCTTGTATACGCCGTAGTACCAGAGAGCGCCACGCCCAACCCCGTCAGGGTTTCTCCGCCCGCGGTGTAGCCTGTGCCTACCACTTCACCGGAAGTCGTGTAGACCGTCGTAGATGCGCTGATATTGGACGCACTTGTATAAAGCGCGATTTTGAACGTATCGCCACCGACGAGCGAGAAGTTGTGGATGCCTTCGAGAAGCTCTTGTTTGAAACTGGCGGTCAGCGCTTGGGTGATCATACGACTTTGTCCCTAACCTGCATGGTGCGGTACATATCAGCGCGATCTTTCCCATCAGAAAGTTGTTTGAGAAGTTGTATCGCTTGGTCGTATTTAGCCTGATAAGACTGAATTAAATCGGCCTCACCCTTTAAAAAAACATAAGCTTCAACCAAAGCGCCGTACAACAGCACGTTCGGGTAGTTCGTACTCAGCCAAGTCGTTCCAGCAGTCACAATCGACTCAGGATAGGCAAAGTAATGCAGCTCGATGTTGTAGTTCACATCGGGCGTCGGACCCAAGATGAAGGTGTTGTTGTCGAACAGACCATAGTACTGCGGCGTGCCCGTCACGCCGGGAAACGGAAAGAACTCGCGAATGTAGTTCACATCCTTATTCAGCATGTACCGATAGCCATCGGCCTGTGTCGCCCCAGAGTTCATCACAGCAACGGAGAACGTCGCCAGAAAATCTGAGGGGAGCGTCAGATATGGAAAACTGGCTGTAGCCGAGCCCGTGACATTCTTGCGGAATGCCGGAAGCTGGACCGTGTTATTGACCAGTCTCTCCGTATCCTGAATGAACGTCGGGATATTTCCGACAAACGTGTCTTCGTTCGACTCAGTAAAAGCCTGAATCGCGTTGGTAAGACCTGTGTAAGTCGTAATATCGTAGGAAGTCATTCTTAGCCCATCTTGGTGCTGTGCTTAGTGCCCTTCGTAGCCGCGCCTGTACCGCGCGTCTTGACAGTCTGCGTCGATGCGATATTGTTTGGGTACCCAGAGGTATTAGGAATGAGCCCTTGCTTGCTGTATGCCGAAGCTGGCTTGTTCTCGATCTTAGCCATTAACGCCCCCGACCAGACTTCTGGTTCATAGCACGGCTCAAATTCTTGCCGTATTTCTTACGATCAAGGGAGGTAGGTCCACCCTTCTTCAGACCTTTCAGATCAGTCTTCTTGCCGCCGTGAAGCTGTTTGTCGTGCATACCCACAGCCTTTTTCACAAGTTTCTTATCTTGGACTACATCATCATGCTTCATAGTGTGCCTCATAAAATGGCATTGCCCGGAAGCGGAGGAACGATCACGACACCGGGGGTTACAGAGGTGAACGCCGTAATTCTAACATTGTTCAGATAAGTGGTTACCTGCTGCGTGGCGACAGGCGCAAATGCGAAGTCAGAGCAGCTATCATTTCTATTCGTGTCAGGACGAGGCTCACGGAGAGCCTGCGGGTCATTAGAGACCTTTTGTGAACCAATGATACCGACCCAATTTTGGGGGTGGTCAGGGTCCCAGCATTCAGGGCAGACCTTCTCATTGATCAGCTTGCCCATGATGTAAAACTTCTTGAGCTTCTTGAGATCGTATCTCTGCGCACAACGGTCACAGAAACCGAAGGCTCGCTTATAACTAGCGAACCGTGTAGCCATTACCAGCCGCCGCCCAAGTAACCCGCCATCGGAACGAATCGTACTGGGGCCTTTTCGCGATCTTCATCCTTGGCAAGCTGGAAGACTTCGTCGTAGTTGGCCTTCAGCATCTGAATGCGGTTCGGATCAAGTTCCGGCTGTTTCATGGCAAGTTGATAGGCAAGCCCAGCGGTCAACGCATCATAGAAGCGGAACGGTACGTCCTGAGTGGTCGCACCTGACTGTCCTGCATCATCCATACGGCGAAGGTACCAATAGTGGAAAATGTATCCACTGACGTTCGGAGTCGGCCAAATGTTGATCTGAGGAATCGGAGTCTGACGATTGACCCACACCTGCACCGGGCGCCCTGTAGCCAGCTTATTAGGGATGGCTGCATACGTAGAGAGCGAGATACGCGGAATGATGATATCAGTCTGATTGTACTGACTGCCCTGATTCTGACGAATCACCTGCTCGAAAATATCGATGCAGTCTTCAGGAAGATTGTACGTACCTTGGCCTGCTGTCAGAGTGATATCCGCCGGAGTGATCGTCCACAGATTGATCCCCTGATTGGCCCATGAGGTCAGCAGGTAGTTGAGACTCCGCCGCGCTGTACGCGCCTGATAACCCGTGCGAATCTCAAGACCAACGCGCTCGTAGGCTTCCTCGATGATTTCATCGAGTTGGGGATTCCAATCTGTTACGCCAGAAGTGGTCATTACGGCTGTCCGTCATTCTTGATCAGGATGATGTTGAAGTATGAACTTACCGCGTTGTTGGCTGCAGTCCCTATGGCCGTGGCTCCGACGCAGTTTTTCTCGTGGATTACGTAGGGGTATATGAAAGAAAAATCAGCAGTGGAGTTATTCACCGTTGTTACGGCTCCCACCCGAACAATCCCGTCCGTACCATGCTGCTTCAAAAAACCTGTGACCGCGGTTGTACCCGACGCTTGGCCTGAAGAAAACGAACCATGTGTCATGTAGCCGGTGTAGCCCGCCGGAACGCAATAGTGCCCCGTAGTGCGGTTGTTGTAGCCAACTGCAATCATGTCATACAGAACTGCCGGGACACCCGCGGTTACTACACCCGTACCCGCATTAATATCACCCGCGTTAGCGCCGCCAGAACCGACAGTAGCCACATAAAATTGGTTTACGTAGAGATAACTATTGGTCGTGTTTACCGCGGTCTGTCCAGCAAGGATGACCGTTTCACTAACTTGGTTATAACTACCATCAAGACCAACAATCGTTACCGTCCGTGCCCCAGTCCCTAGCGCCGTATCACTCGCGCTTGACGAGCTGATTTTAAGCACAGAAGCCGTAGTAGGGTGTGGAACCGTCCCACCATCCGGCCAAACAGACTCTTCAGATGTGTCTACGTCTGGGTTGTACCCAAAAACAATAATCGAGGAGTGCATCGTGATCTGGCCACGTGCAACCTGAAGCTCGAAGGGTTCAAACTTGCCCATCCGAGTGATGGAGGAGACAACGCTTCCAGTCATGATTTATTCCTCAACAATTCCAAGCCCGCAGGCTTTTGTTAATACGACTATTCGGGTCATTAGCAGTTTTGCTGCTGGTTAATTTCTTCTTCATACCCTGCATACGCGAGCAAAATGACTTGCGTCGACCTGCGTCTTCCTTCGTCTTAGGCTTCGGGGCCGGAGGTTTCAAGTTCATCCCTTGCGCCTTTGCGCTGGCTCGACCTTTGGCATTCAAACCGCCTTTAGGGTCTTTCCCCTCCTTACGAGTCCATGCTGCTGACTTAGCCATTACTTCTTCCTCGCTGCTCGCATATTATCGACGAGATTCGGGTAAGGACGCCCTGCCTTCTTGGCCGCTGCCTTGGCCGCGGACTTCTTGGCTGAACTCAGCTTCTTAGGCTTTCCTAGACTTTTCGGTCTTTCCTTTTCCCAGACTTCTTTCATCGCTGCTGCGGCCTCTGTACGACTTGAGATGTAGGATTGCCCTCAATCTGGAGACCTTGCGGCTGCTGAAACTGGGCCATGCCTAACGGTTTATTGCCCTGTGCCTGCGGCAGTCCTGAAGTCATTCCAGAAGGCGGGGAACCCAATGGAGTCATCATAGGGGCAGGTTGACCACCCACACCACCATCGCTTCCACTACCGTCGAACCCCATGTTAGCTGGAGCATAGTCTGCGCCAGCATCGGGGCCGCCGTTATACTGCGTTTGAGCAAGTTGCTGCTGCGGTTGATTCGGTTGCCCCTGACCTTGATAGGACATGAAGCCTTGGTTAGGGGAGGCAAAGTTGTTATACGCGGATTGCGTATTCATCGTCCCCGTAGGATTCTGCTGTTGAAGCAGTTGTCCTAGGTTTTGCCCTGCTTGCGCAGCGCCTTGTCCTCCCCCAGCCATTATTTGCTTACCTCATACATAAACGTCCACCCTTTGTGCTTATGACCTAGTTTAATAGAACGGCACACTTTTGTATTGTGTCCGCCAATGTGTTTCGCTGCTTCCGTAAGTGTGTTAAACCTACGCACCCCATACTCTGGGTGTGAACCTATTACGGCTCGCGCCCTTCCATTAGCCGCTCCGCAGCGTTTTCCTAACTGTGCCTTAAATGCTTCCGAAAGTGGGCGTTCTTTGAATATCCTGCTCAATTTGGTTTTGGTGCCTTCGTTGACAACTCTGTTTGTCATACGTGTCGCTTGAGCTTTTTTAAACTCTTCCGATCTCTTCTGCCCTCTGTTCTTAGCCGCTGTACGCGCATAGGCTTCAGGAGAGTTGGGACAACCCGCCTTACCTTCTCCCCCGTCAGTCATATTGACTAACTTTGCGTTCATAGCTCTAAAGCATTTGATTAAGCCTTTTTCAAGCTCAAACGCTACGTCTTCAGAAGAACACGGTAGGATTCCAACGCCGATGTTTTCGACTCCGTATTTTTCTACCGTGCGTTGGTGCGCGATGTTTCGTCGCCCTTTCCTGAGTTTTGTAGCCCGATCAAGAGTGCCTTTCCCAACGTAAAATACGCTCAGATCAGGCTTAACATGAACATACGCGCACTGCTCAATCACACCAGCTTCCCTTTGGTGCGACCCTTAGAGACGCAGCCATCGACAGAACCGCCCTTGTAGTAGCCCTTCATGGCGCCACAAGAACCGCCCTTCTTCATACCCGGGCCCGCCTTACGAAGGCCAGCTGCGGGGTCCATCGGAGCGTTAGCAGCGCCAACAGACATAGCGTTGAGCGGAGATGCTTTCTTCTTGGTGATTTTCATAGAAGTCTTCTCAGTGTTGGCCGGTGCGCGAACACCAGCAGAACCAATCTTTGCTTTCATTTTGTTACCTCTAGCCTTTTTCTGAATGTCAGAAATACCACGCGATGGTCTGGTCATTTGTCGACCTTCTGTTCCAGCTTGTCCATGATCCGATTGAACATGCCTTTAATCTCAGCCATGTCGATACGGTAATCATCCTTTCGTACATAGTTTTCGTGGATCATTCGGTTGGTTTCCTTCATGTCCTCTTTGAGCTCGCGAATTGCGTCCCAGACAATCTTGAAAAGCCAACCGAATAGCGCTCCTACGAGAGCTATGACGCCGTCAACAATGTACTGCACATCCATTGCTCTACTTGGATCAAGCAGAAGCTGGAGCTGAAGCGCCATTTGATGCCTTCTGTACGTAAACAACCGTTACAGTCGCTGCGCCAGTCACTGCGGACCCAGAGGTCGTTGCGGTGACCAGAACATCAGAAGCACCAATGTTGTTGATCTCGGTGTTAACCAAGTTACCGCCTGCGGTAGAGATAAGCCCTGCGCTGGTGATCGTGGTAGAGGTCAGATACTTGTTTGCCGTTGTTCCGTCCCCAATCGTCAGCGTAGTAGCTGAGTTGAAAAGGGTCGTGGTGTTGACGTAGATGTTGATAATCTGTGAGCCAGCCGGAAGAACCGCTACAACCGTAGCACCTGCTGCTGCAGGAAGATCCGCTGCCTGAGAAAGAGTCATGAGGCCCATGTTTGCCACGGTGCCCGGAGTGGTTCCAGTGGTGTCCTTAACGGTTCCGGTGCGCCATACACCGAGATGAGATGCGAAGCCCATAATTGTTACCTTGCACTTGCGCCTGTCGTCGTGTGCGAGTCTGCTAGGGCAGTCGAGCAGGCAATTAAGAAATCCCTAGGTTTAAGTTCCTTATAGGCTACTTACTTTGCTGTGTCAACGCCTTCATTTTTGAGGCGGATTCCGCCCCCAATGGCTGTGAGAATGGCTGCAACTCCGGCTCCGACTTCAAAGGGAGCAGCGCCCACCACAATAGCTGCGCCAACAAGAGCCACACCAGCAAACCCAATAATCCGAATAGCGCAGTAAGTTTCATTGTCGCGTTCCGTAAGGGCATTTTTGAGCATTCTGTTCATATTTTCTCCAAAAGAAAAGGGGCCCGAAGGCCCCTCGTCTCGGCTAGGAAACTCCCAACCCTTAGGTTCCCTGAGAACCGAAGATTCCCAGAGGATCGGACCAGCCGAAGCTGTAACGCTCACGAGCCTTGTAGCGAGCATTGCCGGTATCGAAGTCAGCGTCCATAGAGGTGCTGAGCGGGGTACGGACAAAGTGCTTGAGGCCATTCGGAACGTCGGTGCTAAGGAACCAAGCGTTGGTATCGGTCAACCAGTGGTTGATCGTGTAGCCGCCGGGGATAGAACCGTTGTTCTTCAGAGCGTTGATGTCGTTGTCGGTCGTGCCAACACGCAGTTCAGTTTCGAGGATACGGGTAGCCACGAACTGGAGGGCCGGAGGAATGATGAGTTTCTTCGGCTTTGCCGCGATCAGAAGCCCACGTTCGTCAGTCCACAGAGAGATCTGAATAACCGCGTTTTCAAGCGAGGTTTCGTTCAGGTCCGCCGGGGTAGACGGTACATTGGAAATGGTTGAACCATAAACCAACGGGTGAGCGCTGTTGCACAGAGACTTGCCGTCGCCACCAACGTAGTTGGTATTGAAAGCGTTGTTGAGGATGGCCGCACCTTTAACTTCCTTGGTGTAGGCCATAGCACGAGCCAGCGCTTTGGTGTAACGAGCAGACAGTGAGTCGTACAGGTTATCTTCGATAGCTTCTTCGGTCAGAGAGAAGCCCAGAGCGACGGTTTCGTGGGTGTATCGGGTAGACCATGCTTCCTGCGCATTGTCATAAGCAATGGCACTACCTTCGTTCTTGACAGGAGCTGCACCGAAACCGGAGAGCTTCTGTTCTTCTTCAAAGGAACGCTCAGAGCTTTCGGTCTCGAAGAGCTCCTTGTATTCCTCACCATACCGCTCATATTCCAGACCGAACAGAGCGTTCAGGCCGGGGAGCAGCTCCTTGAGTAATTGCGCGCGTGAAATAGCAGCCATGTGTCTTTACTCCTTAAACACCAACAGGGTTACGGTAGGCGTGGCCACCAGTAACAGTTACAGCAGAGACGGTGTACGGAGAAGTCGTAGCCTGCGTTACAGCCATTGAAGGCGGAGTGTAAGCAACGATGATTTCTTGGAACGTACCGTCAGACAGAGCGGTGTCTGGAATAACGTCGACAACGCGGAAGGGCAGGGTAGCCGTAGCCGCCTTGGAAGCGAGGTTAGCAGAGACAACACTGTCGCCAGTTGCGGTGTTGATCAGAGCGGTGCCACTGGTGCCACCAGCCTGATAGTAGCCAAGGTTAGCGCCAACATCAGCAGCCGTTGCACCAGAAGCGGTGTAAGCGGTACCAGCATTGGTAACCAGAACTTGGAACAGGACATTCGGGTCGTCAGCGATGACTGCGTACGCATTCGTCGCGGTGGTACCACCAGTCCAAGACTGTGACCACAGTGAGTACTTCAGGCCAGTGTCCTGAGAGTAGCTGCAACCGAGGAAAACACCGATAACCGGGGTAGCAAAGGCAGCCTTTGCGCCAGTTGAAGTGTCGAGACGAGCGATGGTGCCATCAGCCTGAAGGATCACGAGATCCCCGTAGCCGATGTTAGATGCGTAGCCAGATGCAATCGGAAGCTTCCGAGTAGCACCAGAGTACACACGACCACCCTCTAGGTTAATCGGCTTAAAGCCGTAGGGGCCGAGGCCAGCAGGATATGCCATATAGAACTCCTAAAAGTTTACAACGGCCCCTGAATTATCAGGAACCGCGACCAAAAGACACTTTGGATGCTTTCTCGGTGAAGAGAGGCATCCGAGGATCATTTTCGCGCAAGAAGTTGTTATCCACAGACTCCATAGACGCGCGTGACATGTTCTCGTAGTACTCGTCTCGTGCTGTCGCATTCTCAACGGTCGTCTTACAGAGAACCAAGCCACCGATTTCAACCAATCCTTCAGGTTTTAGTCCGAAAGATGCGAAATCAGCCATGAGTTCAGGATGTTCCTCTGCTTTGCAGGGGACCCATCCTTCGCGGCGGGCCTTAGCCATGTTCGCCGGGTCCGGGTTACCCATCATGGACACACGAATGTACCGAAATTTGTATCCGTCCTGAGGTTCAGGAGTCGGAAGATCATGCGCAGGCTTCCAAGAGACCTTGCGGGTTTCGGTATCACGAGTCTCCGTTGTGCGGAGAGTCCTATTCTGTATGTTAGCCATTGATAGTAGCTCCTTTAGCTTTAGAACGCGCATATTGCTCAAGAGTTAACCCAAGCCGTTTTGCGATGTTAGCTTCCGATTTGTTCAGCTGCATGCTTTTAGGTGCGGTGGTTCTACCAACCGGAGCTACAGGTGATGTCTTTTTCGGTCGCTCAAATTTTTCAGGAAACCGTCTGCGAATCTCGGCATCCATTTCCTGATAGTACTCATCAGAAGTTGGATCGTACCCCAGATTAGTGACTAGGTCTTCATGCACGCCGTACGCATAAGAGGTCATCTTCGCGTCTTTGCCGAACCAAGAGTTGCGTGACGCCCAGTCTTCTGCCCGGTAATCACGAGGAGCGGCTTGCTCCGGCGTTGCATTTTGGTTGTTATATACAGGTTGTGTCGGGGTTTGTAAAGTATTCTGCGGTACTTCAGCAGGTGCAGAAACAGGCGGTGCGTAGTTCTCGTAGCGCGCCTTCTGATTGTTCAGGTCCATCAGCTCATTCTGAGCCTCGATAACCCCGTCAGTGTCCCCAGTTTCAAAGGCACGGCGGTACTTGTCCTGCGCAAGCTTCTGCGCATATTCAATACGCCCCATGGCCTCTTTCGACCATTCCTGATGGCCCCAGTTGAGGGTCTGCTCCAGCTCATCGACACGCGCCTTGAAGGTCTGCGCGATGCGAATAGCTTCAGCGTTCTCCCGGGCCAGACGCTCTTTCTCACGTCTCTCATCGTGATACCGATGAGTCAGCTGGTTCATCCGTTTCTGGACACCTGCAGTGACGTTGTCGAGCTCTTGCTCCTGATCAGCATTCTCCTCTGTGGCCAGCGGCTTGCGACCGCGGTCTTCTTCGGGGGTGTCATCTACAACTTCAATCTCGATCTCGTTCTCCGAGCCATCGAGATTTACTTCAATCTTTTCGTCTTCAAATTCTTCGGCCATGGTGCCTCCTTAGTAAGCGCGGTTAATACCACGAGGATCAGCGACAACACCTTCGATCATGTCGTCGTTCACGATGATGAATTCCTTCCCATCGATCATAAAACGTGAGCCTGAATACGCCTTGAGGAGTACGAAATCGCCCTCCTTACACCACGGTCCGGTGGGGAACTTGACCTCATCCTTGTAGCACATGGGGCCCTGCTTCAGCACGAGGCCGACAACGGCGCCCTGTTCTTCCTTTCTACGAGTCTCATTGGCGTAGACGATCCCACCTTCAGACTTTTCCTCAATCTCCGGCTTGATCACCAGCATCTTGTACCCGGCAGGTTCCGGTACACGAGAAGCCAAGTTTTCAGCGGTTTCCTGAGTTTTATCTGCGTCGATAGCTGTACCAGCCATTACATTTCCTCTTCATATTTTTGCAGGTCTTTCAGTCGATCCAGAGCAGAGGTCAGACCCGTGATAACCCCTACCAGCTGCCGATAATCGGCATAGTCGTTGACAGCCCCCAGAGTGAGGGCGTCCTTGCGGGACGCGATGGCCCCTTCTAAATCTTCGCGCAGTACATCAAGTACAGTTTTCATCGTTTATTGCATCGGCGGTTGTGGAGGAACAGGTGGTACAGGAGGCTGAGGAGCCCCAGCCGGACCCTGCGGAGCAGCCCCGGGCGCTCCCGGTATCTGCATGTCTTGCTGCGCATTGGCAGCATCGTATCCCTTGAATAGAGCCTCAACTTTCTGGTCCTCATTCTGCAGAAGCAGCTTTGCCTCGTTGTTGAGCATAGCGATCTCTTTCTGAGCTCTGATCTTCTCAAGCTCGATCTCCTTCTTGTCCATGATCTCCTGTGCCTTGAGCTGCAGCTCCTTCTGCTGCATCTGGAGGACAGGGTCTTGCATCTGCTGTTGCGCCTGCTCCTGAGAAGCTTGGCTCTGGTTAGCCTGCACCAGCCTCTTGGCGGCTTCAGCCGTAAGTTTGGCCAGCTGTGCCTCAATCTGCGGCGGGAGCTTCTGCTCAGGGGGCGGGAGGGCCGCGCCCAACTGCTCCTCGACACCACGGCGGTACTGGAAGCCGACATGCTCCATCACATGAGCCATCAGCGCGCTCTTGATTCCGTTAGCGTTCGGATTCTGCCCGACGATCTGCGCCACCTTGGGGTCGTTGATCATGCTCATGTGCACAGCAATATGTGCGTCGTGGTCCTGATCGATAAACGCCTTGGCGGGCTGCATGTTGAGAATGTTCATATTCTCAGTCACCGGGTCGGTCGGCAGCTGATCTTCTTCGGAGGAGATGATCTTGTCCGCATCCTTGATCCCCATGACCTCCAGCATCTGACGGTGCAGCACGCTGAGGTTGTACAACCCGGGCGGAGACTGTTGAGCCAGCTGAATGGCTGCCTGATACTGAATGATCCGCTGCGCCATGGTCGATGCGTTCGGATCAGCTACCGGGATGATGACAACCCGGTCGTAGTCTTCCTGCTTTACCGACGGCTTCGCGTTGTAGTCCGGCGTGTAGTCGTACTCCGGCGCCGTATAGTCACGGACCAGCTTGGCAATGAGCTTGAACTCCTGCTCCATGGAGGCGTACACACGCGCCTGCACTGCACTCATCACCTTGAGCGTACGCTCGAGAATTGCCAGCGTGGTGCCTACTGGCGCCTCGCCGTTCATCTCGTTCAGCTTCACATCGGTTACCGCTGCCAGCCTGCGGCCTTCTTCCACTACATTCTGCAGTAGCTGGAACAGGGTCTGGCTCGGCTCCTTGTAAGGGAGGGGGAGGATGTTATCCTTGATGTTGGAGGAGGGAACGTCAACATCTCTCCATTCGCCGGGCATGATGGGGGTGTCATCGCCCTTGATTCGGAGCCCCCTTGACTTGAGACCACCCGGCAGATTGCTCAGGGTGCCTGCGTCAACCAGCTGTCGCACGATTGACGTTGCTGATTTGGCGAACCCACCGATCAGGTGGATTAGACCGTAGCCGTACGCCCCGAACCCGGGGATGTACGTGTATTGTACGAAATGCTGGCGCGGCTGCTTCATCGGGTCGTCCTCGTCCCAATTTCGTCGAATGGCCAGAATCTCCTGCGTACCCTTCTCGATGGTGACAATGTAAGGCACCGCGATCCCGGTGGGCTCTCCGTCATCATCCACGTCTTCAAAACCCTCGATATCCAGCTCAACCTGCATCTCAAGAATGCGGTAGCGGTCATCGTGAATGGCCTCGTACCCTTCAGCCTCATCCTTGCGCTTCTGGACATCATCGAGCTCTTTGCTCGGCTCCCCAAGGTCAATATCCCGGTAGAACCCACTGTACTGCAGCTTCCGCACGTCGTTCTTAGTCTTACGCATAATGTGCGTGACACGCGGTGCGCTACGCGCATCCGAGGCCCCATACGGAATGATTAAATCTTCCGCGGGTACGAACATACTCACCTGACGATTTAGCGTCGGGTCGAAGTAGACCTTCTTGAACGCTGCCCCGGCCAGTGACAGGGACCACAGCATCTTCTCGTGCTCCGGCCTGAACTCCACCATCTTCTCAGTGAGCTGGTAGTTCATATCCTCGACCACACGCGCCGCAGCCTGCTCGGTCTCCTTGTCCTCCTTACCGACGATCTTGGCCTTCACCGGACCCATGGCCGGGAAAGTCTCCGCGATCATCTCCGACTGGAACCTTATCGCCGCCTCCGTCAGTATGGGGTGGAACACCCCACAGGCTCCGCTCCACGGCTCACTGCGCTCCTCAATCTTGAGGCCCAGCAGGTCCAACCCATCGATGTAGGTTTTCTCCCAGTCCTTGCGCGACATCCTGTCGTTATCAAAGTCCTCCAGCAGGTCAGCAGCCAGCGACTGCATGACGCTTTCATCAACATAATCAGCGAGGTTGGCATCGAAAGATGGCTCTTTCTCCATCTCCACATCGACGCTCATCTCCTCCTCACCGTCGTCCGGGCCTATGGTTACTTCAATAGGCTCATCTTGATCTTCAGAGAAAAACGGTGACTGCGGAAGCAGTGCCTTGTCGATATTGGAGGGTGCGGTCATGTGGGTACCTATCTTTTTCTAAGCTTCGGTGTTTGCATGGCTTCTTGTAAAGTCATGCCTAGTTTATTTAGTCGCCATGATATCACTTGGACGCTGTGCCCTGATATTTCTGCAGCCTGAGTAAGCGTAAGCCCATCCATAACCACATTAGTCCGCCTATTGTTGGCGTTCTGTTTTCTTGATACCCACTTGCAATTTTCTGGTGAGTACCCTTTTTCGTTATCCGTCCTGTCTAGCTCTGCGCCTTCTGGTGGTTGGCCCATGTCTCGCAAGAATTTATTAAAATCCATCCATGACTCACACACGGTAATTCCTCTAGCGCCATAATTATGGTACGCCACGTGCTTAGGGTTAAAACAGCGCTGTTTCATTGCGCTCCACGCATAATACGCTCTAGTGTTTCTAGCTCCATGTGTAGCTCTTTTTTCGCCTTTTTCCTTCCTTAAGCACCCACAGCTTTGTGTAGACTTCATGCTATCAAAACGAACAAAACACTCATTTCCGCAAGAGCACTTGCATACCCAACCACCTACTCCGTTGCGTCCTTTTGCTGTCCTTATTAGCGTCAATCTTCCGTGTGTGTCTCCTGCTTCTCTTCTAATTCTATTAACCATCGTAAATACACCTGCGCTTTTTTGTAGTCTTCTACACCACCTTTGTGGTCCGCCCTACTTAAATACTTAAGTAGGTTTCCTACATAGTACCCTTTAAGTTGCGCAGGTGTCAACTTAGCCCTGATGTAATCTATTACTTCGATACCACCGGAAGTGTAGTGGTTCGGGTGGTCTACCGAGTTTGCTACCTTTATCTTCGGTTTTTCTGGAAATGTCTGCATCGCATCCAATTCTCGCAACTGTTGACGAAGGCGACCATTCTCAACACCGAGCTCCTCGGGCCATCCGCTCAACATATCTTCGCTCTCACACAACTTTTCCTGCTTCATGTCTCCCCTCAGATGGATGTAGATGTTCAATAGTAGGACGCCTTTCGTGAGCGATAGAGGCCGTAGTCCTCTTCCAGCTTGTCACTGGCGGTGCCAATGAACCCACCGGAGCGGAATCGCTGGAGGGCCAGCGTAGTTGCGTCCACAAAGTCGTCGTGTTTCCCGGCAGGGAATGAGGCCATTTCATCGATCAGCTCTTCAGCCCACCGTGTTTTCGGCGCCCAGACCTTGCCTGAGGCGAATATATCCGCTACCGCGTTCAATCTTGTGATCTTGTCGTTGCCTCGGGACGGCGTGTACTCCTGCACGGGGATACCCATCCGCCGCATTTCATAAATCAGCGGGGCGCCGGATGCCTTCTTTTCGATAATTACCGAATCAGGCTCCCATTCCGCGTACATATCGCGCAATCTGGCCTTCAAATCAGGAAATTCGAGCCTCGCCCGGTACGCTTCGAGCAACATCAGGTTCGGCTGGTCCCCATCTTCCGGGTTTTCCCACACGCCGAACACGACAAAAGCACTGTAGTCGGCACTTGTCTTGGCTTCAAACGCGGTATCGAGCGCCATAATGATGAAATCGGGGTCTGGAGGGTTCTTGTGCTTCCATTCCTGCCACCACTCGCGCTTCACGATGGCGTTTGCCTCCGATGTCGGCTGTTGCTGGTACTGAGCCTGCCATTTCTGGGGCCCAATTTCGTTTTTAACCGCCTCCAGCTCCGGCAGGGCCCAGAATTCAGGCCAAAGCGGCTTGCCGCTCGGCAAAATCGCCGGAAATTCGATCACTTCCCACTTGTCACCGCCGATCTTGGCGCTATGCTCAAGAATTTGCCCCGTCAGATCCCGCAGGGACCACCGCGTCATAACGATAATGATGGCTCCGCCCGGCTGCAGACGCTGCCGAGGTCCTGAGGTGTACCAGCTGAACACCTTGTCGTAGATATCCGGGTTGAACTGAGCTAATACGGCTTCCCCTTCAGAATGGGGATCGTCAATGATAAGAAGGTCAGCACCGCGGCCAGTAACAGTACCACCGACACCAGAAGCAAAATACTCGCCGTTATGATTAGTGTTCCAGCGTCCCGCAGCCTTTGAGTCAGTGCGTAGCTCCAACTCTGGAAATATTCTCTTATAGTCAGCACTGTCTACTAAGTTACGTACTTTACGACCGAAGCCTTCAGCCAGCTCAGCCGTGTTGGAGATCTGCATAATCTTCTTCTTGGGGTACTGCCCAAGGAACCACGCAGGGAGGAGGTAAGAGGCGAACTCGGACTTAGTGTGTCGAGGACCTAGGTTAATAATTACACGCTTTTTCTCGCCTCGGGCGACAGCCTCGAAGAGCTTAGCGATTCTCCTGTGGTGAGCACCGGATATGAAATCCGGCCAAACCTGCTGAACGAAGTGAATGAAATCGGTCTTTGCCTTGACTCGGTCGCGCCTTGTGTTCAGCTCATCGAGCATGTCCAGCAGGCGCTTCTGCTCTTCCTTGGGCGCATTGGCCAGCATCTCCTCCAGAACTTCTGGGGGTACTACATCAAGGAAAGACCCGAAATCGGCGTCCATCACAGCACTCTCTCTGCTACGCCTTCGATGGTCTTCATGCTGGTGTAACGCTCAAGCGCTTTGCGCAGGGCGCCTTCCAACTCCTCGGTAGATTTGTGCGTCACGCTGACATCCACCTTCTGATCCATCAGACCCACGGCACTTGTCTTGGCGAGAGTGTCCAACGCGGGTTTGCTGATCTTGGGGTCCAGATCATTGGCTTGCTCGAAGAGCTTGGTCAGAACGAAGTTCTGCCACTGCGTCTTGGTGACCGGCAGGTCGAAATTGTATTGGCCGAGATGCTTCTCGAGATACCGCTGCGCGGCATAGGACGGAGGGGGTGTGACTTTCTTGCCTTCGGTTTTGGTCTGCTCGATCCAGTCCTTATCCTGCTCGTTCAGGACAATGGCATCCTCTTCGCGAGTGTTGAGCTTTTGAAACTCAAGATCAGCGAACACAGCTGATACGTCAGCAGTTGGTAGACCTAACGGTACGTCGAATTGTGGATTCTTAGGCATGTGCAGGCTACGGAGAACCAGAGGTTGCAAGAATATATAGGCTAAAAAAATTGTCAAGGGGGAGTGTCTTTTTGATGACGGGGGTGTTTTGGGGAAACGTACTTTAACTAAACATACAAATTAGTGAGATTTTAAAAATTTTTGGTAGTTGTTTGAGTGGAATAGTGTGCGGTGGAAGTTCGGGACTCCGAACTGGTATCGGGGGCTCCCCGGAGGGGTGGGGGTTTCAAAGTAACACCTGTGTGACGCAAACGAAACGCGGAATAACGTACAAGAATGTAAAACATGGTAAAATGTACCCACGTTCCGAGATTGTCTCGGAGCGATTAGCAAAGAGGTTAAACACTATGTCTACTAATACTTCATTCGTTCCTTCAATGGCTGTTACTGGCGAAGACGTTCGAGTCTACGACCAACAAGCCGTCTGGACTAACATAGCAGAGCGATACGACCTAGGTGAGATGGCAAGCCAAGCCGTCAAGAAATCCCTAGTCGATATCAATTCATTCATGCGAGAGGCGAAGATTGCTAAGGCTGAATGGTCTGGGGACGCTCGAGTCAAGGGCTCGATTCCCTACTATCTGACAACCACGTGGAAGGCGCTGGCTCTGCCTCTTGAGAAGTCCGGTGAGAAACGCATCCCATGGGACAAGCTAGACAAGGCCACGCGGGACAGCATCTCATCTGTTATTCGGAATCGCGTGTCTCTGGTCAAGAAATGCTACGAGGCAGGGGAAGCGCTTCAATTCTTTAACCACGATAGCCAGAAAAAAACCACGCCTATCGACCTAATCACTGGTGAGGCCAAGCAAGTCGAGGGCAAGTCTGGCGGAACGCCACGCAAGCAAGCCGTCAAGCAAGCCGGGTATTGGATTAGCAAGGCCTTGCAAGCCGAGGGCGCTTTGGTTGTCCTTCAGAAGCTAGACCTGCTCATCTCTGGCATGGATCAGGATGCGATTGACGCTTTGGACACCACGATAGTTCGAGACCTTTTGATTGACGCTTGCGTTATGGCTAAGCACCTATCGGCAGATGATGCTACGAAGCTAAAAGAGGAGCTCACCTTGACCGAGGGCGCTAAGGATGAATAAGGACGTTCTGATTATGATCGCTCTGGCTATCGCCTACGCAATCGCTTGCAACGATAGCTTCCCCTACTAACCTACAGGGAGTCGGCCTTCGGGTCGGCTCCCTTTTTTGCGCCTGAAATTTGGCAGTATGCGTAGGGCTTGCGCCCTATGAGACCAGTTCTTAATTGACCGCGTTTATGCGAGGCGCCAGCAAATGTATGGAGCGGGTGGGATGGTTCCGAATCGGGTGGAATGTAACACCGTGTTACGTTGCGGGGCGCAACGTGGGAACGGGTTTCTGCAGGTAGCGCAGATGGTCGCGTCTAGGGAAAGATAACCTGCCTCGGGGCAGGTTGGGAGCAGGGTTTGGAGGGTCAGGATAGCAACGTAACACCGTGTTACGTTAGGCCCCTACAGGGCGCAGAGTGTGCTGTCGTAAGCTCAATAGTCATATATGCAGGGGAGGGGCTTCGGTCGCAGAGTCAGCAGTGGTGCGGGATGTGAGTCGATTATTATTATTATTGATAGTTCTTATAAATATATATAACCCCCTGAAATTTCATTTTTTTCGCTCTCCTCCCTCCAGAAAAAAAAGAGTATAAATAGCTTTATAGTTTTCATAAAGACCGCTAACTAATCCTACTTCACACGCTACGCACCGCGTCACGCCTCACTCTGCGACATTCACTTGACTCCTGCACATATGACTATTAGCATTACGACCGTACGCTCTGTTCTGGGTAAGGGGTCCATTCCGCGACCTTTTATATATGTCGTACATCCAGTAACCACGGGCCTCAGGGCCTTTTACGACCAAACGGAAATTATATGAATCTCGAAGATATCGAAGACGCGCAAGACCTTCTTGCCTATGATGACCTCGTTCTGACCATCGAAAGCACACGCGACCTCCGCAGTGGGGAAGTGCCTGACTCGATTAAGTTACAGAAAGCCTATATAAAAGGATCATTCCCTATGAGGCACGAACCCGACAGAGGCTACCTCTTTGTCTCCTCTGCTTGGGTGAAGGAACAAAATATAGAGGAGATGATAACTAAATTGAAAAAGACCACGCGCTACGTCACGACCAAGCCAAAGAACATTTTCAAAGGAACAGGCCTCACTTCTACACCTGAGAACCCTGCAGTACGCTCCTGCCTTATATTTGATCTGCATAGAGCCAACGCAATAACCCATGTTCCTGCCCGAAAGAAACCCAGAGGATGGAGAGCGAAAGAACTGCACAATGAGGCCATAGAATTCGCCTTGAAAAAGATGCGTGAGACAGGCCACCTCCAACTGACGTACAACAAACGAGCAACGCCCGAACTCCAAGAGTATTTCGATTATGCCAACGACTGTATGCAGGAAGCCTATGAACTCTACGCCGACTGCTACCAAATGATGCTGAACAACAGGCTACCCCGCAAACCAAGACACCTGCCTAACACAGTGCCCGGCAACAGATCCAAATTCGCGGACCAATATAAAGCGGAATCCATCCGGTGTCAGGGCGTTGATGCGTTACTGTCCAAAGAGCTGAGACTGTTCTACGAGACCGATGTGGATAAGTACGTCATGCGTGATGGTGCTCCACACAAAGTGGTGGACTACTACAGACCCACAGAGCCTCCTGTGGCGTGGCTTGGTAAAGCCGTAATCCGTGATAAATACACGCAGGTCTATATAAAGCTGGCTTGTCTGACGCATGAGTATGCTGACGCGCTCAAGGAGTCGACGGGTGTGGAGATCACCGACCTGAGGTACATGCAGGACGAGCGGTATAAGGGCAAGGTGAACACTACAATCGGTGGACACAAGTGCCGGTGTGCCAAGTTTGAATTCAGCAGGAGTAATTGAGATGGATGAGTACACAGAACACACCATGCGGTTGATTAATACGATTCTTGCGAACGGCGGGGAAGGCTCGTCAATGCACGAATGGAGTGGGGACACATACATTCCGCTCTTGGTGTTGAAATACAAACCGTATAAAAAGCACCCGAGGTACTGGAAGAACACTCGGATCAACAACGGGTATGGGGTCTATATCTGGCACTGCGTGTTCAGACCTGAACGGACAAAGTAACACGGTGTTACAAAGCCGGGAACGGGTCTCACATGAGGCCCTTCCCAAAACCATCTTTCCCTTTACAACCCTTGACATGGATCGCCCCTCTAGTATAATAGACAGCGTGGGGGCAGTCCGGCCTGTGTGATTCCGGCCCCTGCATAACGTAACACGGTGTTACGAACGGCACTTCAAGCCCGTTAGCTTGATAGGAGATTGTTATGAAGTTCAATGCTGTTTGCATTCTTATGGATGGCGCTAGTGGCGTCTATATTCCGCGTGATTTTGCCGAGGGCTACACCATGTCTCGATGGGGACTTGATCCTGAGTCATGGGAGGTCAAGACCTGCCTTGAGGGGCCAGAGGCCGAGGGCTATTGGGATGCGTGGGTTGAGATCCTCGAACGTGCTGAGTTCCACGATAACGGCAATGTGTGGCGGTTGCATCAAGACGGTGACTTGTGGGCTATCTGCGAGGAACTAATGACCGACTACGAGCGTGAAAACTTTTTTGGTTTGGAGGTGTGAGATGGAATTCGATAACGAAATTCAGATGTGGCTCGACGCGGGTGCTATCACTCGCGCTCAGGCTATCAAGTTCCAGTTAAACGCGGAGAAGATTGCGGAACTGAAAAAGCAGATTCGCGAGACTCGCCCGTGGCAGTGGATTGAACCGCCTTTAGGCTTGGAGGATTGAGAGATGGAAATTATCAGCAATGGTGTAGCGCGTGAGTTGGTTCCCTTTGAGTATCTGCCTGAGAAGGCACAGCGTGAGGTTCGAGAGAACTACGAGAACGCACCTTATATGGATTGGGTTCGATATAAGGGGCAATGGTATTGCCCAGAGGATTTCATGGTTGCGCCCCAACCCTTGCGAGATGCAGGGTGGGATGGCTACGCCTCAGACACATTCTTTAGTGGGGTAGTCGTGCGCTATGTGGACGGTGACTACGATGGGCGTCTGGTGTTCGGTCGGTATTTTTCTTGAGGTGTGAGATGAACTACGAAATCAAACAAGTTAAGTCGCAGAGTGCGTACGAGTGGAACTATGAGAATGGTGCTGTGGTGTTGGTGTCCTACACCACGCCTGTCGCTGTCTATGTTCCGGGTGATGGGTTCATCGAGACCAATCAGAAGTTCTCTCGAACCACGAGTAAGCATATTAACCAGTGGAAAAACAGGCACGGCGTGACTCAGGCTCGGACTGTGCCTCAAGAAGAAATTAAAGGTTGGGTTGTGTTGCTCTCCACTCAGGAGATGCAACGTACTACGGTAGTACGTTAGGAGGTGGTCATGTACGAGGTGGTCATGTACGAAGTTAATGGTTGGTGGAAGTATGCCGAGCAGGACCATTGGAAGACGGGGTGCGACCCGGACTCAGGCTACTCGTTCAGTGGGGATGACCGCATCTATGCGCTGAGTATTTCTGAGATGTTGCAGAAGTTACGAGGTTTCGTAGGTGTAGACGATGACTATGAGATCGAACTCGATGCCTGTGATGAGGACGGGCGTGTGGATATTAGTGTGATGGAGACTAACGATAGCTATACACCTACGCCTAGGCAGATTGAGGAGTGGAAGCGGGGCGAGTTGGCACTGTGGTACTCAACGTATACGTTCGATGTTAAGGAAGTAACGCGTAAGCAAGTGAGGTTGCGTGATGAGTAAGGAAGATTTGATTAATTCTCTGCGGTGCGGGTTGTTCGCATCCCGTCCCTCTATTGAGGAAGCGTATGACTATGCGCTTGATGTGTTAGGGCGTGATGTGCAAGCGATGACCGCTATCCATGTCCTGATGAATGCGATTGCTGACCAGATTGAGGAGGAAGAAGTATGAAAATGCAGAGTGATTCCAAACGTATGTATAAGTCAGGCCGTAGGCAGAAGCCTCCATCTGTGGGTAAGTCTCGATACCTTGTCTCTGTCTGGTTGGATGACCAGAACGCATGGCTTGAGGACATTCACTTCCGTTATATCGAGGATGCCGAAGTGCATGCGGCTCGGTGGGGGCGCTTATATGGCGCAACCGTAACGCAGATTACACAGGTAGAGGTGTGAGATGCCGAGTTATGAGGAGCGGATGACGACTAACCCTGACGGGCATTTGTTCGTTGACTTCATCTTCAAGCGTTCAGCGTATGCGTTTACTGTGGAGAAGGATGGGGAACACGCGTGGTATATGTGCCCAATCACTAAGAAGTATCCGTATGAGGAGTATGGGGATATGTGGAGAGACTTAGGTGAGGACCGGCACGTACCCCGATGCCTTATCAAACGCGCTAAGGAGATGGTCCCTGTGCTTTTAATTGCCTTGAATAAGGAGGAGAAATGAACATATTCGTACTGGACGCTAGACCTGCGTGGGCCGCGAGTTACCACTGTGATAAGCACGTATCCAAGATGATACTTGAGTCAGCGCAGATGTTATCCACTGTGCTAGGTGGATCTTACAAGCCCACTCATGCCAATCATCCTTGTACCCTGTGGGTAGGTGCGTCACAGTCCAACGCAATGTGGTTGGTTCAACTTGCCTACTACCTTAATGCCGAGTGGAAGACGCGGTATGGGCATGACAGGGACCACAAGTCTATCGCTGTAATTGATGAGGTCGCTGTTACGACCAAGCTGTTTGCTCTGCCCGATGCAGGTCTCACACCCTTCGCTCTGGCTATGCCAGATGAGTATAAGCAGGACGATCCAGTAGCGTCCTATCGTGCCTATTACAAGAGCAAGACGTTTGCTTCATGGCGCAATGGCGCGCCGAGTTGGTGGTAATTTAAGGAGATAGATATGAACAGAGAAAGAGCTCGATACAAGATTTACCCGGCTGAGACATTGGCTAGGTTGTTACACCCAAGCTATCAGATGCACATTCCCAAGGCGCATAAGGGTTGTAGGCTGACAGCTATGTCGGCGTACTCACACCCGGCACTGGTCGATACCTTGAGCAAGGTTAATCGAGAGAAGTTGTACCGCATGATGCGCGATGACTTCCCAGTGGGCAAGGTTATCGAGGGAACGGGTTTCAAGGTTCCTTATCGCCATCGTAGTCGATCAACTGATGCTTTGTTTGTGTGCGTCATTGCGGGTGAGTTCAAGCGTCTAGAGCAGAAGGTATCTTCTGACCGCGAGACTGTCCTCGTTCGTAGGTTCAACCCTGAGAAGTTCAGCCAGTGGATACAGAATAAGTGGAACCCATCTACGCAAGAATGGGAACCCGCGCCTTTGGAGGAGCAGGTGCTTCACTACATGAAGAATGCGACCGACGAGGTAAAGCCTGTCTACAAAGATCGGCTGACCAAAGCTGAGATAACCAAGCTGTCGCTGTTGCATTTGGTTGAGCCCGGAACTTATGTCGAGGGTCTTGGTGGGGTGCAGATGAATGCGCGATACGAGACCTACAGCGATCAGGAAGGTAGGTTGCGAGGCCAAAAAGTCCCGAACGAGCGGGTGTATTTCATTCAGGGAGGTAAAAGTGAAGGCGTATCATAGGGAGATCCACAAGCTCGCATCCGCGCATGGGTGCGAGGTGGAGAGAGGTGCGAAGCACTTCAAACTCACAAGAGTAGGTAAGGTGGTAGCTACTGCCTCGGTGTCCCCGAGTTGCTATCACGCGGTCAAGAATCTCAAGAGGGATCTGGGCCGTATACAAGGGTTGACATAAACCCCTAGTGTAGTAGAATATTGTCTGGGGGTTATCCCCGTCCCGGCAGGTTGTCCTGCTTGTAACTAATAACGTAACACGGTGTTACGAACTGGAGATTAGCATGAACGCTATCGTTTCTTTCCCGGCTACTAAAGTAGCTACGCTGTCATCGTCTGCCATTCTGGTTGAGCTCAACATCGGTTGCCCGACCTTCACCAAGCGAGATAAAAAAACGCAGGAGGAGGTGCTACTCGCTAAGGGTGCTCGCTCAAAAGCGGCTGACGTTAATAAGATCCTCTTGCCTGAGTGCAAGGAGTTGGATGCGGTGAGCAAGTTCGCGGCATTGGTTCGCACATGGCATAACGGCAGGACTCTGCCTTGGAGCAACAAGGGCCCTCGCCTCTTGCCGGGTCCGATCATGTTCGATTACAAGACTCAGGTCAGTCAGTATCGGCAGGACTTCTTTACGCTTCGAGATCAATTCCTGCTTGCGTATCCACAAGCTATTCAGACTGCCGCGTTTGGTACGGGTGGGTTTTTCGACCGCAATGACTACGCATCTGTCGATGAGGTCAGCGAGAAGTTCTCGTTCAATATCCACTTCTCTCCTCTGCCTGAGGCGGGTGACTTCCGTCTGGATATCGGGACGCAGGGCCTTGAGGAACTTCGTAAGGAGTACGAAGCGAATGCCAACCGCATGCTAGGCGGTGTGATGCAGGAGATGTGGGATCGGATGCACGACTCTCTTACTACGCTATCCAATCAATTCCGTATTGAGCAGGATGGTACGAAGGGTAAGCTGTATCAGGCGACCATCGACGCGGCGTTGGAGATGTGTGATCTGTTGGAGAAATTCAATCCGACTAACGACGAGGACTTGGACAAGGCTCGTCGGGATCTCAAGATGACCCTGCAGGGTATCGACCTTGCCGAGGTTAAGAAGTACCCCGAGGTGCGTAAAGGCGTTAAGACCGAACTCGACGCAATCCTCAGCAAGCTGAACTTTTAATTACAACTAGGAGATTACACCATGGCTACTATCACCAAACCTTATTCTTCTCTTTCAATGGCTCAGATCAGCGACTTGATCCTAGCCTCTGGCGATGCAGTTACCTTCATGGTTGAGGGTGAGATGGGCTCAGGCAAGTCATCCATTCTTTGGGATCTTGCCAAGCGTCTGCCCGAGCATATCGCTTGCTATGTCGAGTGTGCCTGTATGGACGTAGGCGATGTGGCTGTGCCCAAGATCAAGACTCTCGATAACGTAGTAATCGGTGAGCTTGTGACCGAGGGCGAGGTGACTCGCTTCGTACCTAATGAGTCTTTCGGTCTGCATCTTGGCAAGAAGCTAATCATCATGTGGGACGAGCTTGGTAAGTCTACCAACTCAGTTATCAACGCTGTCTCTCGCATCATCAACGAGGGTGTGTTGGGTATGTATAAGTTGCCCGAGGGTAGCTATCAGTTTGCTACGACCAACCTCGCTGTCGAGGGTGTAGGTGACAAGCTACAGGCTCACATCCGCAACCGTATGTGTATGGTCAAGATGCGTAAGCCGACTCACATGGAGTGGGTTGAGAACTACGCGCTCCCGGCAGGGCTTGATCCGGTTATCGTGGCGTTTGCTATGGAGTACCCGCAGGTGTTCGAGTCTTTCGAGTCTGTCGAAGATCCGAACAGCAACCCGTATATCTTCCATCCCAAGCAACCACGCCGTAGCTTTGTGTCTCCTCGCTCACTGGCCAAGGCATCCCATCTGCTGTCCACGACTCAGCACATGGCCTATGACGTACGGGTTCATGCTCTCATGGGTATGGTTGGCGAAGCGGCGGCTATGGACATTATGGTGATCGACAAGCTCAACGATGACATCCCGGCTTACGAGCGTGTGGTGGCTGACCCTGACGGTGCGTCTGTGCCCAAGTCTGGTGTGTCTAGCTGTCTCATGGTGGCTAAGATCTCCATGCGTGTGTCCAAGGAGGACTTCGATGCTTGCTTCACTTATGTCAAGCGTCTGCCCAAGGAGGTACAGGCATTGTTTGCTCGTACTGTCATGCGTACCGACAAGCGTCAGTTCGCTGTAACCAACAAGCTGTTCGTAGATTGGGCGGCTACCAATATGTATCTGTTTAGCTAGTGCATGGTGCTTTGGGCACATGGATGTGCCTCTTTTTAAGGAGATTGATATGGATAAGAAACAAGTCTATGGCCGACTGAATCTCAGTTGGAGTGGCAATACCGTATTGCCTTTGGAGCAAGCGCATAAGGTGCAAGCTATCCTCGCACAGTACGCTGTGGGGTTCGGTGAGGCATACCGCCCCGATGTTCCGAATGTTCAATACCTCGTAGATTACAGCCCACCCGATGTGTCCATCACGGTTCTGCCAGTGGTAGATGCTCGAGGGCTGACACATAACCAACGCCAAGCGTGGGAGCAATCCGTACGCGACTCAGAGGGTGACACCTATCTGTCACCGCAAGAGTTTGTCGCTTTATCAGGAGAGAAGTAATGGAGAAGTTAAACGCTACTCAGCGAATTGAGAAAGCCCATGTGTCTATCATGGGTCACGATGCAACCCGAGCCTACTCGTCTATCCTCATGGTGGGTTCGGTGACTGTATGCCCCAAGACCAAGACCGCCTACACCAACGGGCGTGACTGTGTGTACGGCGAGCTGTTCGTAGGCAAGCAGACTGATGCCGAGCTTATCGGTTTGGTTCTACACGAGAATGGTCACAAGTATCTACAGCACGCTTTCCTCTGGAAGCATCTGTGGGCTATGAACTCCAAGCTCGCCAATATCGCCGCAGATTATGTGGTCAACCTTGAGATTCAGGATATCAGCAAGAAGCATCCGAGCTTTGTGCAGTTGCCCAAGGGCGCACTTGTCGACGAGAAGTACCGTGGCATGGACACGCAGGAAGTGTTCAACCTTCTTATGAATGAGGGTGGTGACGGCGGTGAGCGTGGCGAGGGTGATGGCGAGGAGGGTGAGGGTTTCGACGAGCATGACTTCAGCTCTCTGTCTCAGGAGGAGATCGAGGAGCTTGCCGAGGAGATGGACCAAGCTATCCGTCAAGGTGCGCTGTTGGCAGGTAAGCAGGGTGGTGATGTGCCTCGTTCGTTCAAGGATCTCATGGCTCCCAAGGTTGACTGGCGTGAGCAGTTGCGTGAGTTCATCACCGCTATCTCTGCAGGTAAGGATGACTCGACTTGGCGTAGACCCAACCGCCGTTGGTTACAGCACGATATGTATTTGCCTAGCACCATCTCGCAGACCATGGGCAAGATGTGTGTGGTTGTCGACACGTCCGGCTCTATCAGCACGGAACTGGTCTCGCGCTTCCTGTCCGAGATTGTCAGCATTTGCGACACCGTGACGCCTGAGCAGTTGCATCTGATTTGTTGCGATGCACAGGTCGCGAGCCATGATGTGTTCGACCCGACTACCTACCCTGAGCTTGCTCAGATCCGCGAGTTCCGTGGCGGTGGCGGTACGGATATGCCCGAGGCATTGCGTTACATCGACAAGAACAACATCGACCCTGTACTTACTCTGGTGCTTACTGATGGATACACCCCTTGGCCCTCCACCCTATCCCACCCCTGCCTTTGGGCGATTACAGAGAAAAACGTGGTCTCCCCCATCGGAACCTCGATTCACATTGAAGCCTGATTCGGCTGAGTATTGGGCGATGGTGGCTAAGGATTCACCTCGTACGATGAGCAGTATCTATTGCCTGAGGGTGCAGAACAATGCACCCCTAGGTTGGTACGTACACGATATCAGGAGTAGCCAAGCCTACGAGTGTAAGGAGCTACCTGACAATATCAGGGAGCGTATAGCGTTGCTGATGATGTTCAACGAGGATGACGCCATCGTGTCCGATGTGGGCTATCGCTTTAACAACAGTGTGTTTTATCTGAATCCTGACACGCTCTAGTAGACTATAACTTTGGAGGTAAGAATGCTGTTTTGGAAGTCGGTGTGTTGGGGCGTGTATCTGCTTTGTTGGTCTGTACTTTTTATGCTGATCGCTCTTTTATTAGCGTGATGTGTTTCGTATAATCATTTTTCGGGCGGGGCCATATCTTTAACTGGCTGTGGGGAGTACCTCGCCCACTCATAGGACTACGCACCTTATGCGTATGGAGAAAACGATGAAAGCTATTGAATCTTTTGGCGGTTGGCTTCTGGACACCAACGCTGGAATGATCTTCGGAATCATCATCGCCCTGACCGGCGCAAGCATCACCGGCTACAAGCTGATTACAGGCCCCAAGACAGTCACTATCACCGCTTCTGAGTTCACCTGTGTCCAAGCCGAGCCTTGGGGTATTTCGACTCGTTGCACGGCTTACGCTCGGGTGCGCTGATGACCACCCTACGCATCCCGCTCAACGGCAAGCACGTTGATGTCGAGTTCACTTTCGACAAAGGCTACGAGGCCACGTTTGATGACCCCGGCTGTCCTGATGACTGTGAGGTGCATAAAGTGTTCTACCCTGCTGACAGCAAGGATCAGGTCGATATCCTGCCGGTCATGCACGAGGATGATATTCAGGCAATTTACGACTACATTTACGACTACAAGAGTGAAGATGATGACTAGAATTATCAAGGTACTTGCAGTTTTTGCTCTGATCGCTGGATATGCCTATATCAGCAATCAGGATTACAACGATCAAATTATGGCTGAGGCCGCATACAAATGAAATCACTCCGCGCTATCCGAATAGCTATCATATACTGGCAGATCGACTGGCTGATAGCGCGGGTTAATAGGGTACTCAAGTTAAAACCGTAAGCTAGCAGAGCGGCAACATCGCTAGAGCCATGTGAGTGCGGCGGGTCTCTCCTAAGAACTTTCTCCGCAATGTGAGGGCATGGCATTTTTACTGACAGGAAAACAATGGAACTTGAAAAGACAATAAGCGGCGTAATGATCTTGGTGTTTATCGCGGTCATTATTTTGGAATTTGCGCTAGGCCACATACCTGATGAAGACGACTAAAGTCTGTACGCAATGCGGTGAAACCAAGCCGGAAGAAGCATTCCATAAGGAACGCAAAAAACGCAGCGCCTGGTGTGCCGATTGCAAGAACGAATGGATGCGTAAGCATCGAAGTAAGAAACTAGAAGCTGAGCTTCTAAGAAACGAAGAACCCGAGACGGTATGCCCCTGCGATAACTGCTGGAAGCAGTTGATATGTGAAGTTGAATGCGCCAGCTTTCGATGCTGGTCTGAGAATGGTGTTTAACAGGAGATGAATATATGAACGCACCGAAGAAGATTTGGTACAGCTTTGAGTACGAGAAAAGAATTATTGCAGGAGCAAACGAAGAAGATACCCCATACATCCGCGCCGATCTTGTTGAGAAGCTACGAAGCCTTATTCAAGAAGAAGTAGATTGGATTGATAAAGGGGAAGAACCGGGATATGGAAGTGATTGGCATTTGGAAGCCAGAGTTGCACTTGCCGCGCTGAAGGAGGAAGAATAATGGGAACACCACATAAACACCGTGACGTAATTATCGCTTGGGCGAATGGGGAAGAGATTGAGTATCTAAGCCCAAACAATGAAGGATGGTTAAGTATCGTCGTACAAAATACGCCGGGGTTTTACGAGCATTATGAATACCGCATCAAACCCAAGCGCGTGAAGAAAGAGGGGTGGGTGAATGTTTATGAGACTGGTTACGGCAATCTGTTTCCAACAAAAGAACAAGCAGATAACTGTGGATCAAGATGGAGAACGGCCTGCATCCGCATCGAATGGGAGGAGGAAGCATGAACGCCGCTGAGATTGGCAGGGGGATGGAATGAGCGAAAAACAATTAGAAGCCCTGATGAGTTGGATCAAGGCAACAATAGACGTAAAGATTGAAGAGGCGTTTGGTCGAGATAGTTTGCATGAAGACATAATCGAGATTGAATGCAAGAAGGATCTTTATGTTGCGCTTGGTCTACGCGAGGAGGAAGAATGAGTACCGCAAATATTCTGCTGAGACGGGTGCTTGAAGAGTGGGATGAAGATGAAGATGGGAGTTTGACGCGGGCTTTGGTGGCAGACATCCGCACTTACCTCGCCGCCGAGCCAGAAGCGGAGTCGGTGTATCAAATATCGTCCGGGGTAAGTGATTGGCTCGACGTGTCTGAAGAGTATTTCCGTTTGTTCGGCAGGGGACATACCCGGTACCGGATTCTGTATTCCAGACCACCCAAACCCGCCGAGCCAGCCGCGAGGAAACCAAGCGCGTCAACAGCGTATTTGGCTGACATGGCTCCAGAATGGAGAAAGCGCCACCCAGAATATGTAACTGCGTTCCTTGCTGGCATCCGCTTCGCAGAAAAGCACCACGGGATAGGAGGTGAAGCATGAGTACCGCAACCGAACTGCTGAGACGGGCGCAAATCCAAGGTTGCCCTAAACGTATTTGGTTCGATCCAGAACCAGAAACAAGGATTGCGGGGGAAGAGCATCAGTGCGCCGATGAGGTCGCATACATTCGGGCCGATCTTGTTGAAGATTTAATTGATGCACTAAGGGAATGCCAACCGCATTCAGGCCACGCAGAAAACCTTATTGATATTGCCTTTGGGCATTTTGAAGATTTGGAGATGCTATGACCAACGCAACCGAACTGCTCAAACGGGCGCTTGAGGCTTTGGAATGGTGTGATGAGGAATGCTGTGACGAGCCGCTTGAAGAAGAAATCCGCACTTTCCTCGCCGTCGAGCCAGAAGCGCCTGTCGAATGCGTTCATGTCCCGCTGACTATCTGGAAACATTTGAAAGACGGAACCATAACCGCTGA